GCTTCGAATTGAATGCAATGGCTCCACCCTGCTGGCCAAGAGCAGCGGGAAGGTCAGTATTATTATTATTACCTGCCTGATTAAGGACAACTTGGACATTAACCATCAGAGAAGCCGAAAAGAGCAACTTCGGACGATCAACATGCTCAATCTTCGAAGCAAAAAACGTTTCAAGCCAATCACTATAACGAGAGCCACCAGCACCAAGAAGGTCTTTATACTCCTGCAAACGCGTAGCAACAGCCAACTGCGGAATCGTAGACACACCATTCATCGACACAGCGTTGTTCGAAGTTCCGGGAGGCAACAGACGACTAAACCGGTCAGGAGACGACGGAACAACAGCCATGGGATGCGCAAGAGCAAACAGAGAAACATTATTACTCACAGAAGAGCCTGTAGCAGTAGCAGTACCGAGCTGACTCACAGGAACAGCAATAGGGACAAAAGACGATGACTCAAAAACAGGATAACCGTCGGATTGCGCCGCACCACTCGCACCAAGGTTCGAGCGTATAATCTGGCCAAAGAGGGAAATACGGTTATAGGTGTTATTGTCACTCGACACAGCATTCGGATAGAACTGACTTTCAAAATACGCATCAAGGAATTCCAAGTTACCATAGTCCTGCGTAAAGAAAAGGGGGTCAGAAAGATAATTATATCCAGCTCCAGAAGCAGTGCCATACACTTCAAGAGAAAAATTACCGGGCCAAGCATACGAATAAACCTTCCACTGCGAGAACGAATAATAGTTACGCACGATATCCCAATACGCGAGATATGGATCAGCATTCACCCAAAGGTCATGAGAAGAAACAGCGCCGCCGAGAGAAACAGCAATAAATTCCGAAATTGCACTCACAGAAGTACTAAGATCACGACCAGCAGCATAAAGCCACGAGAGCAACGAATTAGAAAAAGCGACATTACCAGAAGCACCCATGGAAGAAGCACCACTCACAAGAGCATAAGGAATCCAATTAAGCGAAAGATCATTCATATCAAACGCACTAGAATTAGTACGCATCTCAGGATGATACAACTGCAAAGGCACCCAGAAACGATGCAGACGCACCGTATACGGATTAAACGAAGGCACAGCGAGAGGATTCGAACGGACATCAATACCCTGATCAATTGTCACACGATCACGAGCATTGATAAAGTCCACACGCACAGGATACAGAACACCGGGAGTGCAGGTAAATGCCACACTCTCCGGCAAATCATATCGCGAATAACCATTCACGACATGCGAGATATAAGGCTGCTTAGCCATCACGAACTATATTTAAGGGTTAAACATGAGAACAACTCATCGTACTCCTTCTCAAAATACAAACTTGCCGTAAGTACTCGGGGACCATAGCGCCGACATCTTTAAGAATGTACTTGACGCAATACCGAGCTCGTCGATGGGAAGCTTTACTAATCCAGATATGTCCGAGGTCACCAATGGCACGCCGAAGCTCCGCATAGGAACAAGGGAGATCGAACAAGAACCCATGAAAGTGGAGACGGGGCACATTTCCTGTAATAGGATGGGAACCGAACTCCTGAAAGAAGGCATGCTTGATGCTTTTACCGAAAGCACGCCGAACACGCTCATTCCAAGCGCGAATAAAAGCCGAAGGAAATTGAACTGCAACCGCATAAAGCTTTGGGGAAATAGTTATTGTCACAAATATCGCCTGACGACGCTCATCTCGACAACGCGCAAGCTCACGTTCAAGACGGACATACCACGCATTACGCTCGTCACGCAAGCACTCTTCGCACTTGCCGCAAGGAACAAGCAAGCGCTGACGAGCAAGATCGCCAGGATGCTCAGCGAGCTGAACCGCAATCTCCTCAAAGGTGATATCTCGCTTATAATAACGACGATTGCGAATCCAAAGGGGCGACGTACACATATGAAAGAATTAAAAGTTAAAAATATAAGTAAGAATAAAAGTGTACGGCCGTAGATGGATTCACAACCGTCGCTATCATAAACGAGCCATCGAATATATGCATCTCGCGGTAAGCGCTCGATGCGTTCAAAAGAGCTCGTACAACTCGCGGATAATCTAATCCGACTCGCACTTCGGCGGTAAGCGCCGAGTGCTTGTCGGATCTTTCTTTCTTTCTTGCTCTGCCTCTGAGCAGTTAAACAGCTCTTTGTCGTCTTATGCAAAGATCGATAGAGCGCATCCACATACAAGGATATACAAGCGCTCTTTCAGAGCGTCCTTGTATGTGGCTGCTTGCTCTATCTGTTTTTGCATTGCGACGCCGACGAGCAGATTAACTGCCACAAGGGCAAAACTCTACTACTTCGTAGTCGTCACAACACATGTCCGAGAAGCGGACGAACAACAACGCGCGGACCACTCTTACGCTTCGACGACTTACGACGACGATAGGTCAAATCATTAGCCTTCATTTTCTTTTTTCACAAAAGTTAACACCAACATTCCCGGATACAGCTGGACCATATCACAGGAAGCAACAAAATAATGCATGAAACTATCAAAATGCCCCTGCGAAAGATAACCGAAGTCAAAAACTTCCAATTCAGCAGCATCAAGTTCTTCCACAAAGGATGACAAAAACAAAGCAGGAACTTCAAGAGTATTCAAAAACTCCGAAAAGCTCAGTTCAGAAGCCTCAGCAAAAGTAACATCGGGAACAAGATGGCCATAATGGCAGAGATAATAACCACGGCGCTCCGCAGAGGGGCGAAAGATAACCTGTGCAACTCCTTCAACACTTTCTTCTACTTTTTTTGTATTCATAACTATACGTTTTAAAAGGTTTCAGTGCAAAGATAACAACAAAAACTCATCCAACGCAAGTACAAAACCGCGCAAATATTGTTCATTATTCGCGAAGATAGCGACGACGAACATGCGTACCACCAACATAATCACCACGACGATCATATCTTTCCTGAAACGTATCATAATCACGAGGCTCAACAGGAGGCGCCGAAGTAAGCCCCTTTGTAACAACAGCACCAGCAACACCAGCACCAACACCAACAAGCGTACGAAGGATACCATAGCCAAGGGCATTCTTTTCACTACGAAGACGCCAACGATTAAGACCACGCGACAGATCAGCCTCAGAGAGGTCAAGACTAAGGAGTGTAGCAAAGATCTCCTTACCAGTAAGTTCCTGAACGCCAATCTGCTTACCCTTATCATCGTAGCGGGGGACCTTAACCTTCGTTCTCCAGTTAACGTCAAACCAATTCTGCATATCTTTAAGACGGAGCGACGCAACATCACTCTCAACACCAATATTCTCCGCACGAGCGGCCGTCTCAAAAACACGCATCCAAGTCAAGGCAATACCAGCCTCAAACTCACGATTCAAATACTTAACATTATACTCACGAAGACCAAAATACTCCTCCTTCAACCGTGCAACACGAGCCATATACTCGTCCAGGCGATACGACTCCGTAGACTTCATAAAGTCACGATTCAGCTCCATAATATCAGCCTGTGCAGCATTCAAACGTGCAAGATCCTTAGCAGTCGAGGCAGTCGACTCAGCAAGCGACAAATTAAAGGCATCCATGGAAGCACGCCAGTCGCGAGAGTGAGTCTCACCAGACAAATGATCAGCCTCAGCATTATCACGATTCGCAGCAGCACGATTACGTTCAGCACCAGAAAGAGCCAACATCATTTCACCAGAGGCAGCACCAGAAGCTGTGATACCGGAACCAAGAGCACCTAAGGGATTCTGAACATCCATACCAGAAGCACCTATACCTTGACCAGAAGAACCAGGACCAGAAGCGGAATTACCGGAAACAGAGACACCAGACTGTCCAAGAACACCGGCAGGCGTAACACCAGCAGAACGCCAACGAGAAAGCAACGCCGAGGGATCATTATACTCATTCAGATAATCCGTTTGCTGCTTCCAAAAGTCATACTGCTTCTGCATCTGAGCAAGGACATACTCCTGCTGCAACGCCATCTCCTTCTGGCGATATTGCCACTGCTTCCTATTACGTATAGAAGAACCAGCAGCAGAGACACCTCCTCCGAATATCGATGCACCAGCACCAATAAGGGAACCTGTAACAATAGGATCCATAACTACGGGGTAGTAAAGGAACGGGAACGAATAATATAATCAACCCGGACAGTGTCGATATGAACACCTTCACGATACACCTTAGCCTGGGCAGCACAGCCAACGGTAAAGAACGCAGCAAGGGCTGCAACAATTGCTGCAATCAACGTCCAAAACTTTTTAGACATTAGAACCTGTTTCAACTTCTCCATAATCATTGCTGCAATGGGGTATTAAATGATACAAAAACAGCTTAAAACTTTAAAAATCAAACAATTCAACTTCCATAGAAATCTAACTAAAACACGACTTTTTTACAATTCTATAGAACAAAGAGAACGATAGAGAAAAGCGCGGACACTACCGCAGTAGTTGCATCACATATAGCTATGGACAAAGGTTTTACGCAGTTCACTGCATCTCTCTGCGACAATGCCCGCGCACATAACATATATTGTCTAGTAAAGGAAGCTATTTTTTCTCTTCACTATTCGAATCAGCAGCCTCAGAAGCCGCAGCAGGACGAGACGACAACTCACTCTCAATCAACTCCTGACCAACCTCAACACCGTCAAACTTATCCATACGAGCATACGAGTTGGGATCAAAGTCAATATCGGGATCATACTTTTCACCTTTCGACCAGTCACTTTGACCAGCCTGAACATCAGGACGACCGGGCAATACTTCAACATTGCCCGAGCCGTCCAGGATCGAACGAATACGCTGACCTCGGGAGACATATTCGGGAAAATCTTCAACTAAATACTCAATCATCACTCAACAAATTATAAATTGTCCAAAATAAAACCACAAGTCCAAACATAACACTATCCATAATCAACGGTTCGCAAGACGCGTTGCAAATGTCTTATTAACCAGATTCTTCTTTCTAACCGAATACGACAAATTTACAAAGAAGTTATCCTCAACACTCGACGAAAAAGAACTATTCACTGTAGACATATCAACAAACAAAAGGGGGTAAATCTTCAAAGCCGCCGAGGAACCAAAAATTGAAGCCGATCGTTGTTGAACCCAATACGAATACAAAGGACGTTCATAAACAGGCGTAACCTGACCAAAAGAAAACTGACCCTGCACACGATCATAAGAGGCACGAAACTCATTAAAGCAAGGTTCCTGAGCAACAGAAGTAAACCCAGCATATGGAAAATCGTAAGCAAGCTGAGGCAAAGAAACATCCTGATAACCAATATCGTTATACACGGGGTTAAAATAATCTGCACCTTGATAACGTGCCCAATCCGGCAAAATACCAGTCCAATAATACACCGGACGAATACTAAACATATCGATCATATAGCCAGGCTCACGAAAATAATAAGACTGCGAACGCCCAAGCTTCGAATTAAAGGCAATAGCGCCACCTTGTTGACCAAGAGCCACAGAGAAATCAGAATTATTATTACGACCAGCCTGATTAAGGACAACTTGAACATTAACCATCTGAGAAGCCGAAAAGAGCAGCTTAGGACGATCAACATGCTCAATCTTCGAGGCAAAGAACGTTTCAAGCCAATCACTATAACGAGAACCACCAGCACCAAGAAGGTCCTTATACTCCTGCAAACGTGCAGCAACAGCCAACTGCGGGATCGTAGTAACACCAGACATCGACACAGCACTATTCGAGGTTCCAGGAGGCAACAAACGACTAAACCGGTCAGGCGACGACGGGACAACAGCCATAGGATGCGCAATACTCAAATACGAATATCCAGTAGCATTCGTAACGATCGACGGGGGGTCAGCACTAAACTGAGAATCAGGATAAGTAAAGAGACCAGAAACAGCAAAACGATCCAAAGAAGCAACGGGGTAGCCATCAGACAAAGACGACGAAACACCAGCATCTAAATCCGAATTCACAATCTGAAGAAACAAATTACCACGATTGTACGTACCGTCGGAGCTTGTCACAGCACTCGGATAGAACTGCGATTCATAATAAGCATCAAGATACTCCAAGTTGCCATAACGCTGCACAAAATAAGACGTAAAAGAAGCTGCTGCAACCTCATAATTCGGAGAATCAGAAGAACTAATATGGTCAAGATACCAAGACGCAGGCCAAGCAAACGAATACGTCTTCCACTGAGAAAACGAATAATAATTGCGAACTATATCCCAATATGAAAGATACGGGTCAGCATTCACCCAAAGTCTTTCAAGACCAGAGACGCCAGTAACACCAGACAGAGAGACCGAAGAATATTTTTCCGGAGACATCGTAGAACCACTATAAAGAATACCACGCGAAGCTCCATACAACCATGACATCAAAGAATTAGGATAAGCAGACTGACTAACACCAGCAGGATAAAAACCAAGCCCAGGAGTAGCGTTAAACAAGAAATTCAACGAAAGATCGTTCATATCAAACGAACTAGAATTAGTACGCATCTCAGGATGATACAACTGCAAAGGCACCCAGAAACGATGCAAACGCACCGTATAGGGGTTGAACGAAGGCACAGCGAGAGGATTAGAACGAACATCAATACCCTGGTCAATTGTCACACGGTCACGAGCATTGATAAAATCCACACGCACAGGATACAGAATACCGGGAGTGCAAGTAAAAGCCACACTCTCCGGCAAGTCATACCGCGAATAACCATTCACGACATGCGAAATATAAGGCTGCTTAGCCATCACGAACTATATTTAAGAGTTAAACATGAGAACAAATCATCGTATTCCTTCTCAAAATACAAGCTTGCCAAGTAATCTCCAAGTTTGTCATCCGAACCGACTATTCTACGCCGAATAGATGAAAAAATTCGGCTTGCAACGTCCGGAATCAGAAGACAACTAGGAAGATCACCAGAGCAATGAGAAGGAGCGGGGGTACGCAAATAAGGAACCAACCGAGGGGAGAGATACGAATATCGACGCCAACGGGCCAAGGTTGAAGCACCAAATTGTAACTCAGCAAGTTTATCAACGATGCGACAAACCAGGGAAGAAACGCAAACATGTGAATAATACCAAGAAGAACGAAGCTCACGAGCCTGTTTATCTTCTTCGGCCATATACTTATCATAGTATCGAGGAATGCGATAGTTAAACCGAGTACCACGCGCAAAATCCAGATAAGACCAGGTCGCAACACGAAGTGAAGGACGAGGCATGCGACCAAGATAATCGCCAACATGAGCAGAAATGAACTTACGTCGGTAAATCCGGGGGTTATACCAGTCACGTTGCTGCAAGTACTCGGGGACCATAGCGCCGACATCTTTAAGAATGTACTTGACGCAATACCGGGCTCGTTGATGGGAGGCCTTACTAATCCAAATATGTCCGAGGTCACCGACGACACGTCGAAGCTCCGCATAAGAACAGGGGAGATTGAATAAGAAACCATGAAAGTGGAGACGGGGCACATTTCCTGTAACAGGATGGGAGCCGAACTCCTGAAAGAAGGCATGCTTGATGCTTTTACCGAAAGCACGCCGTACACGCTCATTCCAAGCGCGAATAAAAGCCGAAGGAAATTGAACTGCAACCGCATAAAACTTTGGGGAAATAGTTATTGTCACAAACACTGCCTGACGATGCTCATCCCGACAACGCGCAAGCTCACGTTCAAGACGGACGTACCACGCATTGCGCTCGTCACGAAGGCATTCTTCACACTTGCCGCAAGGAACAAGCAAGCGCTGACGGGCAAGGTCGCCCGGATGCTCAGCGAGCTGTACCGCGACCTCATCAAAGGTGATATCTCGTTTATAATAACGACGATTGCGAATCCAAAGGGGAGACGTACACATATGAAAGTATTTAAAAAAAAAAGATAAATAAGAACAAAAAGTGTACGGCCGTAGATGGATTCACAACCGTCGCTAACACAAACGAGCAATCGAATTTTTTCTTTCCTGCTCTGCCTCTGAGCAGTTAAACTGCCCTTTATCGTCTTATGCAAAGGTCGATAGAGCGCATCCACATACAAGAATATACAAGCGCTCTTTCAGAGCGTCCTTGTATGTGTCCGCTTGCTCTATCTATTTTTTGCATTGCGACGCCGACGAGCAGCTCAACTGCCACAAGAGCAGAACTCTACTACTTCGTAGTCGTCACAATACATGACCAAGAAGCGGACGAGTAACAACGCGCGGACCATTCTTGCGCTTCGACGACTTACGACGACGATAGGTCAATTCATCAGCCTTCATTTTCTTTTTTATTAAAACTTAACACCAACATTCCCGGATACAGCTGGACCGTATCACAGAATTGAACAAAGGAACGCACGAAGTTATCAAAACGCTCCTGCGAAAGATAGCCGAGACCACAAAGTTCCAATTCAAAGTCACTAAGCTTTACCACAAAGGCAGATACAAAATCAGCAGGAATGCCAATAGTATCCAAAAAATTCGAGAAGTTCAATTGAAGATCCTCAACAAATGTACCATCGGGACCAAGATGGCCATAATGAAAGCGATAATAACCGCGGCACTCCGAAGAGGGGCGGAAGATAACCTGAGCGACTGCATCCATACTTGTTTTTTCTTCTGTCTTCATAACTATACATTTTTTAAAAGGTTTTCAGTACAAAGTAAAACACATAACCCCATTCAACACAAGTTCAAAACCGCACAAATACTATTCATTATTCACGAAAATAGCGGCGTCGAACCATAGAGCCACCGACATAATCACCACGATGATCATATGTTTCCTGATACGTCTCAAAATCACGAGGCTCAACAGGAGGCGTTGAAGTGAGACCCTTTGTAGCAACAGCACCAGCAACACCAGCACCAACACCAACAAGCGTACGAAGGATACCATAGCCAAGCGCATTCTTTTCACTACGAAGACGCCAACGATTAAGGCCACGCGACAGATCAGCCTCAGAGAGATCAAGGCTAAGGAGTGTAGCAAAGATCTCCTCTCCAGTGAGTTCCTGAACACCAATTTGTTTACCTTTATCATCGTAGCGGGGAACCTTAACCTTCGTTTCCCAATTAACGGAAAACCAATTCTGCATATCTTCAAGACGGAGCGACGCAATATCGCTCTCAATACCGATATTCTCCGCACGAGCGGCCGTCTCAAAGACACGCATCCAAGTCAAAGCAATACCAGCCTCAAACTCACGATTCAAATACTTAACATTATATTCACGAAGGCCAAAATATTCCTCCTTCAACCGCGCAACACGAGCCATATACTCATCCAGGCGATACGCTTCCGTAGACTTCATAAAGTCACGGTTCAGCTCAATAATATCAGCCTGTGCAGCATTCAAACGTGCAAGATCCTTAGCAGACGAGACATTCGACTCAGCAAGCGACAAATTAAAGGCATCCATAGAAGAACGCCAGTCGCGAGTATGAGTCTCACCAGCCAAACGGTCAGCCTCAGCATTATCACGATTCGCAGCAGCACGATTACGTTCAGCACCAGTGCGAGCCAACATCATCTCACCAGAGGCAGCACCAGCAGCTGTAATACCGGAGCCAAGAGCACCTAAAGAATTCTGAACATCCATACCAGAAGCACCAACACCTTGACCAGAAGAACCAGAGCCAGAAGCGGAATTACCAGAGACAGCAACACCAGACTGTCCAAGGACACCGGCAGGTGTAACACCAGCAGAACGCCAACGGGCAAGAAGCGCCGAAGGATCATTATACTCATTCATATAATCTGTTTGCTGCCTCCAATAGTCATATTGCTTCTGCATCTGAGCAAGGGCATACTCCTGCTGCAATGCCATCTCCTTCCGGCGATATTGCCACTGCTTCTTAGTACGTATAGCAGAACCAGCAGAGGATACACCTCCTCCTAATATCGACGAACCAGCACCGATAAGGGCACCTGTAACAATAGGATCCATAACTACGGAGCAGTAAAAGTACGAGAACGAATAATATAATCGACACGAACAGTATCGATGTGAACGCCTTCACGCCGCACCGTAGCCTGAGCAGCACAGCCAACGGTAAAGAACGCGGCAAGGGCTGCAACAATCGCCGCAATCAACGTCCAAAACTTTTTTGACGTCAAAACCTGTTTAAACTTTTCCATAATCATTGCTGCAATGGGGTATTAAATGATACAAAAACAGCTTAAAACTTTAAAAATCAAACAATTCAACCTCCATAGAAATCTAACTAAAACACGACTTTTTTACAATTCTATGAAGCGAAACAAGACCCGAATAAAGCATACAAAGCACTTCAAATTCCGCAACGGCCTCCTCAAACGAAGTATAATAACCATGATTCGAAGCGCCAATCATAACCTTATACACGTATTCTATTTTCATAATCTACTAGTTTTATTAAAGAGAACGATAGAGAAAAGCGCGGACACTACCGCAGTAGTTGCATCACATATAGCTATGGACAAAGGTTTTACGCAGTTCACTGCATCTCTCTGCGACAATGCCCGCGCACATAACATA